ATATAAACATCATCCATAATTCCAGCAACTCTAAATGCTGATGATTTAATATTATATCCACTCATACTCTTAATATGGAATTCATTACCAAAACCAATTTGATATTCAGCAAAAGCATTTAATACCGCTCTTATATCTCTTCTTATATAAATGGTCGTAATATTAGATGTAATAGATTCATTACTTTGGTCAATAATATTTAAAAACTTACTATACTTAAATCTAGCACCATATTTATTCATTTCTGAAGATTCTGCATACTTCATAGAGTTACTCTGTACAACAGAGGATACATATGCTGCAGAAGGTGCAAGATTACTGTTATAATAGATTTTTGAGTTAACTTCGATGTAAAGATACTTCAAATCAAGTATTTCAGGAATAATTCCTGCTACTGCATACTTCTTCAACTTCAATTTTATCTGTTCTTTTATCAAATTTGGTAAAAAGTCACCAGTTTTGGGTTTTATACTAATAAATACCTTTCCAAATTGAGGAGGAACCAAATCTTCACCTCCAAATACTGAAATTGACTCAGTTTCGGGATAAATTCTTGATGGAATTAAAGATTCATAGTCATTTGACGTAACTGCCCTGTTTTGAGACGAATAAATCCTTGGAGCAAACTTTCTAACTGACTCTACAGACTCAATTGTCTCTCCACCTGATGCAGTTAAACCAGTTGTCATTAAAGAGATGCCAGAACTAATTGTATATGACTGAGCATTACGTGTATACTGAATTCTACCTGCAAAATTGAATGAATTTAGTCCATTTGCAGCATCTCCACTAGAAGTTATGTAATCTATCGTAATAAAATTACCATCTTCGAGTTCTTTTCCAAAAATTCCATCTCCAAAGAATATTTGATATCTCTCATCTTCAATTTCTTGTAAATAATAAACTTTTGACTCAGATTTTACGTCAAAAAGGCTATTTTGCGAACTATATTTGGTTTCTGTGGTAGATGCTTCGTTCGGTCTTACAGAAACGGTCATTAAATCAGTATCAACACCAATATTTGGTATTACAAACTTCTGATTTGGAACTCTTGACGAATAAGTGAAGGTTTGAGTTAAAAGTGTGCCTTCAAAAACCTCTACATCGTTAAATTCTGCAATTCCATTCACAACTGGGACTGTAATATCAGCTAAAATTGAGAAAACAAAGGATTGTCCACCAAAAGGACTTGAAGATGCTGCCACAGGACCCTTTTTAAGGGTCAAAGAAGCAGGTGAAGGTGTAATTCCCTCTGTATTTACAAAGAATGACACTGTTGCCCTTGCTGCTTGCCTTGGACGAGGCACATAACCTATGTTTCTAGCTAAAGATATGACGTTTTCTCTTAATGTAGCAGTATCAATGAACACCTCATTGGTGATCATGTTCGCATTGTATGATGTAATGTAGGTATTATATGCCAGAACGTCCAAAATCGTTGAAAGGTTAGACCCTTCAAAGTCATAATCGGTAAAATTAGAGTTTGATTTTAGATAATCTTGTAAAGTTATCTTAACTTGGTCAAAATCCAAGTTACTAAAGTTAGCTAATGGCATTTTTATCTACTTGATTGCAAAACAAATTGTAATTCTTGTGCTGGAACGTTCCTTCCTATGATCTCATATGTTATAGTTACATCAAAACTGTTGTTTTCAAAGTTTGGATCTGCTAAAACATCGATCAATTGCACTCTATCTTCATAAGTTTCTATAGACTCACGTATTTCATCTACAATAATAGTGGCAGTGATGTCATCTATGTTATCAAAAAGAGATTCAGTGATCCTAGAACCAAAAGATGAATTAAAAAACTTCTCTCCAGGTAATGTAAATACAATATTTCGTATAGAACGTGCAATTGCATTCTCATTTTTGAGTGCAATAAGGTCATCATTCAGTGGATTAGACTGAAATGTCATGCTAATATCTTTAAATCCTTGACTAACTCGTTCTAGAGGCACACTAATAGAGCAATTATTGTTTATTTATTAAGGATTGCAAACTAAAATTCAGATAAAGTCATAGTCTGGTCTTCGTAATCCAATCCATCGTCTTCAAAATCCCCAAATATCTCACTTTGCACCATTTCATCACGTTTTTTAGGTGTAAGATGGTCGTTAGATACCTCTCTTAGCATCTTTTTCTTGGAGTTTTCCATATTTTTTCAATATTTTTACTATTTAACATAAAAAAAAGAGGGTCTTTACCCTCTTTTATCGTTTTCCTTGCCCACGGTATGCTTTTTTTGCTTTATTTCGAGACGTTGCGGATAGCAGTGTGCGAGCCGAGCAGCCTTGACGAGTTTTTTTGGGACGAGGGATCTTGTATGTCCCATCTTTCATCCCTGATAGCATTGGCATTAGTTAATTTCCTCCAATTTACGTTGAACTGATTCGGGGGTTGCTTTAATTCTGTAGTCAACCCCATCCCTACGAGAAAGTTCGGTGAGGATCTCTGCTGAAAGATCCCATAATTCTTCACTTCTTAACTGAGTGCTCACCGAAAACTTAAATGACCCTTGTTTTCTCATGTCCTACACGTATGCGAGGGTCACACCATGTCTCTATACCCATCTCTTTCGCATCTAGGCAGAAAGACACGTCCTCACCACACATGTCCTGAACATTACCTGATTCAAAGATTTGCATCTTAGGAGCAAACCAAGGATACTCCATGTCCTCGAAGACACCTTTCTTAATTAATAACCATCCAAAACCTGTATAATCAACTGTGAAAGGCTTGTTACGTTTGCCCATTGATTCAACAGTCTCATGATTCATAACACCACCGTTCTTACGGAAGTCATCTTCTTCTAACCAGTGTGCAACTGAGGTAGTATGTCCATCCTCTGTAGCATACCATCCTGCTGCGATCTGTCTTTCCTCACCACTCGCAGGTAATGCTAGATCAGCAAGCTGCCAGAACTTCTCTGCATTAAACACAATATCGTTATCAATCCATAGTTGATAATCATACTGTAGTTTACCATCCCAAGGTAATTGCTTTGGTCCACGAAGAACATTTGCACCTAAACACTTGCAACGTGCAAAGTTAACCATAGAAGAGTAATCTTGTGATATCTGAATACTCATTCCAGACTGCACCATATCAAAGCACAGTTGAACAAAGTTCTTTAAAAAGGTATATGAACAACCTCTACCTGGTAAACAAAATACTATTGTTTTTCCTTTCCATCTCTCCTTGATCGCAGGAATGTCCCACTTGGGTGCTTCCTTCGTAGGAGCTTTTGCCTTAACAGTAAATCCTTTTGCCATAACCTCTAAGTTACCTTCATTTCAATTATACAGTGATATTATATAGTTGTCAACGTTTTAGTATGAATCTTCTCCTGGTGGTTCTATTGCAATTCTGATCGGTCCTCCGACACCCACTGTGGGGGCTGCCTTCTCAAATGACAAGTCACTCTCGGTATAATCAGTCTTCAACAACCCTACCATTACATTCAATAACTCCCATGTCTCCTCAAACTCGTCTTGTTTTAAATTATGATATATGCAACGATCCTTGACGTAGATATGATATGTGGTTATATTACTTAAATCTTCAGGGGGCATTTTTTACTTGGGGATTTTTTTTATATATGAATCCTAAAAAGGTCAAAAAATTTTTTCGTGATTTTTTTATATACAACTCGAACTGTCACCTCTGTAGGTTAGGAAGGTTCCTTTTTTTATAAACGCAACGCCCGCATCGGCAATAACACACAAGGGGGCAAATCACTG